TGAATCTGTGATTCTATGTCTAGTTCTAAATGTGTTGCCGCTGATTGGTGCACTGTCGGCTACTACAGCTGGTGCAGTATCTGTTTTAATGACTGGTGCATCGGCTGCTAAAGCAGGATGTGTCACTCCAATATTTGCATCTTCACTTGCCGCGGTATCTGCCACTGTTGCTTTTTTTCCACCAAATCTTTTGGCAGCTAAATAAGTTGCTCCACCTATAGCCGCAAGTTTAAGCGCTTTTTTTATTCTACTTTTCCACTTCTTTTTTTTACTTCGTGCCATAATATTCTCCTTATATTGTTTTTATTAATTGATGTCTAGCTTATTTTTTACCGCCCCTAAATATTTGAGTGCCCTTTATGCCAAAAATGCTGGCACATACTAAAATCCATAAATTAGTAAACCAGCTCGGAAGAGCTTTAAAATGCTCAAAGAAGAGATTTATCTTATCCATGGCCGCCGGATCGTCTGACCAAACTCCCCAGGCAAGCACGATTATGGGCAATGTGAGAATCGCCAAAACGACCTCGTCCTTATAATCGTTGTCCCGGGATTCTAAAAGTTTGCCCTGGTAAGCTTCCTCACCTCGGGCCATCTTAGATGCATGCATATGCTGTGCATCAGCCATAGCCATCTTTGTCTCTTGACGCTTTTTGTAAATGTGAGTTCCAGCGTTAAGAGCTAATTTAATTGCACCAAACCACATATTACCACCAGCTTACTTCAGATTTTTTAGAAGCGAGCATGGCACGTTGGCCTTTAACTTTATTTTTAGTTGGTTGCCCTAAAGGTGCTTTAAATGTAACACCACCTGTTTGATAACCATCTTTGCCCACGCCTAGTACTTTCCCACTAGTGTGTAGTCTTTTTTCTGTTGGTTGTTTTGACATATTTTTTCTCCTTGTTTAATTTGTATACTATCTTCTTGGCCCTTTCAAGATCCGAACGTCTCTTTGTTTCATTCTATCTTGTTGCGCTTTAAAGTCATTAGACATTTCCTGTTTTGTTAGCGATGTTTCAGCTCTAAGTTCAGCTAAATCTTCATTTTGTTCTAATTTCTCATCAAACTGTTGCTGACCCATCATTTGTTTAGATTTGTCCATATTAATTTTTTCTTGGTCTTGTTCTCGTTTTGTAGAATTGTCCATAGCTCTTAAATCTAGTTCTCTAGATTTTAATTTAGCGATTGGGTCATTTCCAAACTGGCCCATAATTTTATTTTCTTCTTCCATGAATTCTTGCATCATTTCTGCAATTAATTTAGCTTTTCTGGACTCTAATGCCATCGACATTTGCATCAACTGTTGTTGCACCTGCGGATTTTGTTGCATCATTGGGTTCGCTTGCAGTTGTTGTTGCATTTGTGTCAATTGAGCAATCTCTTCTCTCATTTCAATTTCTAATTGCTCTTGTGCCATCATCGAAATGTGTTCAAAAATGTTTTTCTCTAATGCACCAAGTACCACCGGATTATTTCTAGCCAGGTTTGTCGACATAAAATTTAAATGAGTTGTAATATGCGCTTGATGGTCCTGACCTTTAAAAGCCTGAAAAGGTTTATTAGACATTGCTAAAATATTTTCAACTGCAGGATCCATTGGAGATGGTGGTTGCGGTGGTGGAAGAATTTTATCAATATCTTTCACTCCGATCGCACTATACATATCATGAAAGGCTTCGTACATGTTATGCATCTGTGGATTCGCTTGAGCCAGTTGTAATTCTGTTTGTGCCATTGTAATTCTTTGTGTTTGTGAAAATATATTTGGGTCTGCAACAGGAACAATGTCAACTTTATCATCAAAATCTGCAACTTTAATATTTCTATTCGCTCCTACAACATCGTAAGGATACTCCTGCGGTAAATAAGTTTTAAAAACTGCCGCTAATAATCCAAACTCTTGTTTCATCGCCACATACAATCTTTTATGTATGGCTGACATGACCCTTGAACCACGTTCTAAGAGAGCGATGGTCGTACCAACAGCTGCTTGTTGGTTGCCGTCTCCGACCTGCATGTCAGCTATGGCGGCAAATCGTTGCCCCGCCGAAACCACTACACCCATTAACTGAAGTAATGTTTGTGAAGGTTCCTTGAAAGGAAGAGGCATAAATGCATCTCTGATGTTTCCACCAGGAGCATCGACATCTCTAAATTCACCAGGTTGTATTGCTTGGGCTTCGTCTCTGACACGAATACCTCTTTGCTTAAACCCTGCAGGTAAATTACTTAAGGTACCTGCGTCCAATAGTTGACGTAACGCTGTTGTTGCTGTTCTTGATAGACCACCAATCATATGAATTAAACCTAATCCATAAAAACCTAAACCCGGTAGAAATTTAAAATGAACAAAATACTGAATTTTTAATTTGTGTGGGTCTTCGGCCTGATAGTTTCTTCTAATTGATAAAACTTCTCTGGACGCTACCTCTACTGTTACAATGTAAGGAAGTTTGATTCCAGTTGGCTCTTGAGACTCGGGATCCATATCTTCAAATCCTTCTATATCTAAATTTATATGACATTCAATTAGTGTAAAAATATCTTCATCTTGAGTTTTTTTAACTCCTTCTAGTTCTCTTTCTTTTTTCTTAACTTCTGATTCGTCGTCATAACCAGGTTTTAATTCTACATCTCGATAAAATCCTGCGACCTGTTTTTTTCTTAAATCATTTTCGGATATCTTAATTGTATGCATCACTGCTTCTGCATCTTCTAAAGATGTTGCAGTATATGGTACAACTAAATCGTCTGCCGGAACAAATTTTGATACGGCTCTGCCTAAAAGCTCATCGTAATAAACTTTTTTAAACGCAGAGCCGGCGAGAGGGAGATAAAAAAGCATTTGATCGAACTCGGGTTCATACTCCTTCATCACATCCATGAGCTGATAGTTCATGAAGTTCTTTACTCTGACAGATTGATCTTCTTTCTGTCGATCCGGTTTACCCATTACTTGGGTATGAACGGGACCCGTTGCTGGCAGCAATTCTTTATAGGCTTGTGCTTGAAACTGTGTTACCGCTTCTGCAAGGACTGGGTGAGTTGCACCACTAGCTCCTTGAAAGGGTTGTGTTGGATTTTCGTATTTAAATCCTAAAAGATCTAAACCTCTAGTATAAGTATCTTCCCAATCTTTTCTGGAATTTTTATACTGTGAGTAGCTTTCATTTAATTCTGAGCCTAATCTGCCCAAAACATCGTCCGGTAGTAAATCTGCTAAATTGTCAAAATGGCCTTCTCCGCCCGGTTGATTCACCGCGTTCGGATTAAAATTTATTTCAACACTACCATCTTCTTGTTGTTCGACGTTGACATCTTCTTCGCCAACTTGAGTTACTCCTGTTTCTTTCTGAGTAACAATTTCTTCTTCAGATGGAATTGTTATCGTTTGCTCTACGTTAGGTAGTGCTTTGTCTATGTCTGCCATTTATTTTCCTCGAGTTCTCTATTGTTTTAACTTGTTTTACCGGAACATTCAAGCCCTGAGAATCCGGCCCTTTTACAGGTGGAATCTCCTTCCATTTCACGTGGAGCATATTTTTAGTTAATGTTTTATTCTTCATCTCTTGCAAAAAATCCTCTTTTCTTTTTATAATCTTTATATGTATCATAGCCACTTAAACCTAATGATAATGCAAGTCCTGGCATTCCGAATCTTCTTGAAATATTTTTTAACATAGGTCTACTCATTCCTAAACTTAAAGCTTTAGCTAATCTAGGTGTTCGCTTCATTCCGCTTGTTGCCATTCTTGTCATCGTATCAGCGAATGCTGGTCCCATCCATAACGTTGGACTCTTAGCGACTTCTCCCCAGCTCTCTCCTTCTCTCCTCATTTGTGCAATTCTTAATGGCTCCATGGCAAGGAGTCCTGCTGGAGTATAAGCTCCTGCAATAAATTTTCCTACTGGACCTAAAGCAGCACGGGTTACGCCCATGCCCGGTCTTGTTTTTCCTAACTTATCTGTAAAAGGTCGTCTTCTTGCTTTCCACAAGGCTCCGGTACCCGGGACCGCGGCTGCTGTTGCACCCACATGTACTCCTGTAACACTCGTATCTAAAATTTCACTTCTAGGTTTTGGTTGTTCTCCTTCGATTAATGCTTCTAGCATTCCTGCCTGTTGATCAGGATCCGTTAAATAAGTTGATGGATCGTCGTTCATGAATTGTTTAATAAGCGGTTGAGCTATAGCTCCTGCCGCAGCGAACGCTCCAAATTTTCCGGCAGCCGGGCCAAATTTTCCGAGTGCTCCTAGAAATCCGTTGGCTACATTTTTAAATTTAGGAATAATCCCTTCAGTTTTAGTTATTTGTTGTAAAGTTCCTTTTGAATCTGTTTGCATTGCCACAGTCATTTCACGACCACAGCCCCCCTGAAAACCTATTCGACCACCATCGGCACTATAAGCAATTCGTCCTTTAAAAATATTACAAATATTTCCAACATTATTTTTAGCTGCCGCAATAACAGTATTGTTAACACTACTTTCCCAAAATGGCTTAGCTTTTTTAATATCAATGTAATAGCCCTTGTCTTTTACAAATTGAGGAATATCTAGAGCCCCTTTAGTTTGTTTTTTCCATCTTGCTAAGTCTTCTGGGGTATAATGTTTAGGATCAATTGTTTTACTAACTTTAAT